CCATTCCCGCTAATGACAATGTCTCAGACATAGCCTCAAACGACGGTAATGTTACCTCCGATGTAACACCTACCAGATTGTTTGCTTCTTCCACCGTGCCTACATATGCTTTAAATCTGCTAATCTTCTCAGGTATCTTCATTATTCTTCACCTCCACTCAAAGCTGCCTCTAAGATAGATGTATCATACTCAAATGTATTCTCAATCACCTCAGCAGGTGTGTAATCTGCATAGCGTGTTCTGAATGCCAGCTTGCCATTTAAAATCTGTTCTTTCGGATTTTCCGTCTTGTTAAACACAATCTCTGCGCCTGCAAGATGCCCCGGTGTTAAGCTGTTTAAGAACATATTGTATTCGTTCACAATGCTGTCTACCAGCTTGTAGCTTGCATTTCTTCCAACTCGTGGCAAATAATTTACCTTGAAATTGTTTTCAATATAATTCAACATCGTTACGCACTTAATCCATCTGTTAATCGGATCGTTGCTTGCCGGATACGCTGTGGTGTTATTCCCCCAGAACTTCCATGTTGGAAGCATCAATGCAGTACATACACCGTATGCGTTCAGATAGTCATTTGCGACGTCCTGTGTGATGAATACTTCTGTTCCATCCTCTAAGCAAATACCATCAATCTGAAGGTCTCTGTTATCCGGCGAGTCGCTTGGGATTCCGTCATTATTGTTTGCGTTCTGCTGCATTAATGCCGCTGCCATCGCTGACATATAAATCCGCTGACCGTCCACCTTTGCCATTGGCCATACCGCTGTTCCCCATCTGGATGAGCCTGCCTGTTTGCTCTTCTGTTCCTTTATATCCGTGTACTTAGTCGCGCCGCTCTCGCTGCTGTCTAAATCAATGATTGCAATAGCGTTTGTTAATCCATAAATCAGTTCGGCCTTTGCCGTTAAAGCTGCCGCAACAGCCGAACTCTTTGAATGTCCCGGTGCAATCAGCTGTCCCGGTACAATGCTGTATCTAGGATATACTTCATCTACCAGCTCGATACCTGTACGTTTCCCTGTTTCGTCCAGCGCTCCGATGATGTCATCATCTGTCACCTTTGTTACATCCAGTTTACTGTATGTGACGCTTGCTGCTGCAATAGAAGTATCAACAAGAGAAATTACAAGATATCCATTGTCATCAAAGCTTGTTACAAAGTCCTTTCCCTGCTCTAAATCTTCTGTTGCAGTCACCGTTACAGTGTCTGCCAATACGCCTGTGTCCTCAATCGTAGCTTTCCCAAGCGAAAACTGTGTACTGGTTTTAACAACCTGTGCCACATGATTTTCATTGTTTGGATCCAATACGTTAATCAATACAAGCGGAGCTGTGGCAAATTTATTGAAATGTGCGTAAATTACCTGTAGCAAGGAATAATCCTCCACATTCTCCATACTTCCGAAATATTGGTCAGCCTCCAGCTTATTCTTAACAAGAATTGGCCTATTCACTGCCGTAATGTCTCCCATGTTGATCGGCGCAACTCCCACCGCTACCGTAACATTGTTGGTTACCTGTGTCGGTGTTGGCACCTGAACGCCTTTTCTTTTTGTGATAATACCATGTTCGTAATTCGACACTTTCATTTCCTCCTTTATCGTTTCTTTAGTTTCTTTAAAATGTTGCTATATGTTACTGCCAGCACTGAATGCCGGTCATTTAGCGTTTCACGTGCAGCAATCACGTTGTCTATTGGAATGATTAATCTCTCCATATCCGGATTATCTGCTTTCTTGATTCTGTCCGGTATCTTATCCCGGAACACTTCATTTTTCCGGATTGTCCCCGGAATGGTTGGGCCTATGTACATATACGTCATATCATGTCCACCTCCATTTCCATCTCTGGCACCGGAAGCCTCCAGTATGTGATTAAGTCACCCGAATAATAAGGCTCCTCAATTCCATACTCAAATCTTTTATATGCCTCGTCGGTATCCATGACATACCTATCTTTTATAATGCCTTTTTTACACATATGTAAAAAAATCTGATTCATCATGTTGGCGATATTAATATTCCCCTGATTGTCTTCGCCTTCATCAATGATTCCTATGGAAAAGTGTATTTCCACCTTCCACTTACCATCCACAATATCCTCATCACCCAGCATTACCACAACGTAATTCCATTCCGCATCCCGTTCCTGGTCTTCCTCTTCATTCACCTTATCCGGCAAGGTCTGTGCGTATATATGAATGGGTTTTAACTGTCCGTCTTTTACAAACTGGACACCATCTTTAAAGACATATTCCTTCAGCTCATCTACTAAAGCTTGTTGTAAATCTGTGTCTAGCATGCTTCACCTCATATGATTCTTGAAATTTCATGTTCCATACGTTGTACTAACGTTTCTTGTGACTCATCCAGCACCTTTGTTAAAATTTCTCTGTCGGAAACCATCTCCGGTACTGACAATCCCTGTTCAGACACCAGTTTTGACCTCGGATCACTAGATACTCTGTGTACAAAAATCACGTTGCTTGGTCCATCGCTCTTCTTTTTTGGCATAACCTGAACAAATGCTTTCGGAGCCTTACTAAACGGCTTTCTTGATGTCTCTTTTTTTATCTTTCCTTTATAAACCTTTGGCCGCTTTGCTACACCCTCAACCTTTGCATTCTGAGAAGCATACCTGGGAGAAATTGCTGAAATTCCACCTCTTCTGTATTCATACATATTGAGCTTTTTTCCTGAAACAATTAGTCTTGCCATTGGACCAGAACTGCTTGCTTTTACTTTCTTTTGTGCATCTCTAACTTTTCCGGTTAATACCAGATATTCCTTTGTCGTTTCCTTTGTTGCTACCGCGCTCGCTTTAGACAATGCTCTGTTTGCTGCTTTTGACATAACACCATTCGCTTTACGATTTAACGATGCTAGTTTTTTTTCGAGCGTGTACTCTCCCTCAATCGAAACATAAAAAGGTTTCATATCCTTAACCTCCCTAAACTTATGGAACTCATACCCATACTGTCTTTAGCTGACCTGATAATATACTTTTCGCCGTCTATGGAAATCTTTGCACCCACTGTTGCCATATTCCCTAAATCTGACGTTTTCCCATGGATTGTTACATCTTCCATCGCTGTTCGGTCATTCATCTTTCTTGTACTCCCGCTGCTTTTCACAATCCCTGTTCTCGTGGTGGCAGTTTCTGCCTCTTCTGTACTCCGGTGGTGGTTTGATATTACAATTACAATGTCCTTCCCATTCACGTTATGAAGCTCTCCAAAGATGTCCGGGTCCAGAAAAACGTCTAAATCAGACTCAATGCTCTCCTTGAACGTCATCGGATGTTTCCACTTCCTTTTTCTTTGCCTTCGGCTTTACCTCTTTAATGTATCCCTTTTCCAGCAGAAATTTTGCATTGTCCGGGGCAATTGGCGCCCCGGATTTATAGGATACTCCATTGATTACTACATCTTTGACTACTGTGTACATTCACATCACTCCTCTGACTGGTAGGCAATTACTTTTGCTTTCAAATCTGTCAACGTCTCCGAATCACTTAAACCTGTTAATCCGATAGACTCCGCATATTCAATTACATCTGCCTTTCTTGTCATGGCATTAATCTCGTCTTCCGAAAGACGTTCCTCTGAGCCAACCGCTGTTCCATCCTCCAGTGATTCAACCTGCAAGTCGGTATCACTGATGTTGGCATACAACCAACCGTCAATGTCAAACACATACGGTACCGGTCTGGAGAATGTCTGTACCTCCATCACATTGTTTTCCTCGCTTGTCACCACTCTAGGAATAATTCTGTCTGCATGTGACTCAAAAGAATTATCTTTCGTAGCAAAGGTTACCTGTGCATATACAGTCTCGCCCATGTTCGGCTCCAGCAGTAAAATACTTCCGCTAGGAATAATACTTACCAGCTCGCCATCTAAATCCTCGTACTGCTCGTCATATGTAAACATATTGAGCACAACACCTGATACATTGATGTTTCCGTTATAGGTCACACCTTCCGGTAACTCTTCCTGTTTAATGGTTCCTGTCTGAACATCACGCTTGTTGTAATATTCCAGAAACTCCTCATCTGTCATAAACAGCATGGATACGTCAGCGGACATTACCATGTCAGTTGCACGCACACCA